CTCGAACGGGCACTTCGCCGGGATGGCGGCCACCCACCGCTCTGCCAATTCGACCGTCCACAAGTCCGGCTCGATGCCGGGGAGGTCGAACTTGGGGAGTAGGGCCGTCAGGCGGCCCCACCAAGCTGGCGACCTGACCCTTTTATTCATAGCTCAGGAAGACCCTTGGTGTTTTCGTTTACGCTTATATCTCTCAAATCAGCTCCCGTTAAATTAGCACCGGTCAGGTCAGCTCCCTCCAGATGACAATACCTCATTTTAGCATTGCTCAGGTTTACAGAAGTTAGATTGGAGTACTCCATGCTGGCTCCAGAAAGTTCGCACTCTGACATATCAGAGTCAGTAAAGTTACATCCTCTTAAGTTAGCTCCTAGCATAAAAGCCCTATTTAAGTTGCAATTTTTTAGACTAGAGTCCTCTAACTGTGCATACTTTAAAAAAGTTTCAGATAAATCAGAATTGTCTAAATTCGATCCTGGAGAAATTTCGTGGTTGTTTACGTTCATTGGTTTGGGGGTCCGTTTACAGATTAAACAGCTTTCTGACATTATGGCACACTACTAGGATGATGTCAAGACGTCCTCATGATGTAGGCCAGTGAGAGGTAGGGAGGCAGATTAGCGTTGGTTGCTGAGGAACCCATAGTTGAAGTACTACCGGAAACAGCGTGAGAGTGAGCACCTCCCCCTAGAGTTTTAACTCCACTATTCTCAATAACTTGTCCACAACAACTAGCACCAGGCCCAGGTCCGTCACCAGATCCGTTAGTCTCATAGTTCTGTTCGACGTGGGTGTGATTTGGCTCTTCGTTGGTGCTACCAGATATGGTGTGAGCGTGTTCCACTAGGGTTGCATTAGCACTACCTCCTGTGCCACCAACCGAGTACGTGGTACCGGCTCCAACAACAAACCGGTCACGGAGATTCGGTGTACCTCCGACACCGTCGCAAAGGCGCCAACCGGCTGGGATCGATGGGATAGACCCGGACCACATTACAATTGTACCGATCGGGATTGTCTGATCGACGAGAGTTTTTACAAACTGAGCAATCGCACGCTCGGTCGCCACCTTCTGATCCGATCCAGCCGTCGGGCTGATCCCCACACTAGATGTCACCGCCGATGTAAGTGCGGCGGCTGTCTCGCTACCAAGACGGATACCCCCAAACGGTACAATGCTGTTGTTGAGAGGTAGGCCGATGTTAATAGCAAACTGAGTTATGTCGTCATTCGGGTCATTGGGGTCGCCACCGGGCAACTCAACAGAGTTAGTAGTGACTGTTACACCATTACCACTCGCAACACTATTTGTGAACCGGACATCGAGTTCGTTAGCCAGGTCGAGTGCAGTAACGGCCACCTTATCACTGACACCTGACGAAGACGAACCCTTCGCCCCCCGAATCATAGAGGCATCGGCCAGTTGCACTAGTCCGGCCTTGGCTCGGCTCGCATAGACAGCAGGCGGGTTGCGGCTAGCCACAATATCACCGGTCGTCAACGACTTAAACTCAGTGTCGTTGCTGAAGAACAGAGTGGTGTCCCGGCCCATAACCAGGCTGGAGCCATCCTGCATGAGCAGGGTGTTGCGGACGATTACGTTATTCAGGACCTGGTTGGTGACGTTCCCGGGCTCGCCCCCAGACGACAGTGGAATCGCGAACTGCTCACCGGATCGCAGGTCGAAGACCGTAGTCCCCAGGTAGTAGTTGCCCTCCTCGTTCATGCCGGTAGCGTACACTCGCCCGCCATTCTCCTCAACGATAATCTTGCCGAGGGCGAAATCCTGCTCGAGAGGATCGCCTTGGAAGGTGGGGAACGCAGTATCGTAGTTCAGGTATCCAGTCCATTCCCACGTGTGGCCCGAGGCACGGATTACGGACGGGCGGCGGAGGCCGATCCGGAACCCGACAGTGCTGGCACTAGACGATGTTTTGATCGTGATCGGGGTGACTGATGGCCCGAGGGGGCTCGAACCAATGCTGAACCACACACCCGCCCTGGCCCGCATAGCCTCTAGGGCCACCTTAGTCGAGCTGTTATCAGGGTTCTCAGTCAGCTCGGGGTAGTCCCGGTCTTGGCTGGGGTAGTGATCGGCCGTAAAGACCTCGCGAGCCTTGGACCCTTGAGTGAGGTAGGTCACGTACTGGCCGGGAAACTGGACATCGAGCTTACCGGGCCTAAACACCTCATCGTATGTCCGGACTTGCGTGATGGTCAGCGGGTCGAGTAGGAGATCGGTACCGGTGTTAAGTGGGTACCCCGCCACACCCTCCTGCTTCTCCATGATGTAGTAGGGCTGAGGGCGGCGGATGCCACGACCCTCCTTGATAAATCCTTCCAGGATTACGCGATACACCCGGTCATCGTCCTTACGTGTGTCGCTTGCCCGGATAATTTTTACCGGGGACTTGTCGAAGATAAAATCGAGAGAGGAGAATACTGCCTCGGAGCCGGATGGCGACTCGAGAAGTTTGTATCGGAACGCATAGTCAAAACGTTTCAACAGGTAGCCGTCGTCGTCCAGATCGGTCTCCTCTTCGAGGATATTGGAGTACGTGACGGGGATATACCACGCACCAGAACCGACGATGGTGTTGGGGAGTTCGTTAACGCCCCCCGGAGTGCCGCTGTAGTCCTCAGGGGCCGGGTCCCACACAAAGATCTTGGACCGGTCGTCGAGGGCTGAGAACCCCCCGGACGAGATGGGATCGGGTTGGACCAGGTTACCCGTATACAGGATGGAGTTACCCAGCTCGTCAAAACCACTCACATAGATCCGTTTGCGATTGGCTTGACTGGGTCCGCCGGCCAGCTCCCACACCCCCTCACTGACCTTCCGGGTATACGAGAATTGTCCGAACGCGATGTCGGAAGCGGAGGGCGGATTGACTAGCGATAATATCGATGCGATATTGGAATTCTGAACATATACCCTAATGGTGCTAGGAGCATCCCCATCCGGAGTACGATTCTTGTACGTATAAGCCAGGGTCTTATTGTAGTCAATCGTCAATCCCGTATTGATCTCGGTGTCTTCGAGGGTGGCGGGGCGACCGTCGGGCAAGGGGTCGTAGCTTAAGGGGAGGGGGGGGATGATCTGGGTGATGCGGGTGCCGCTGTACCCAGGGGCGGTGGTCGCCTCATCCTGACTGAAGGATTTGTCTTTGTAGCCGATACCACGCAGTGAGATGTCGCCAAAATCACTACAGGAGTTGGTAATCGACAAATCGGCTCCGCTCTCGGATACAAAGTGGTCGGAGTTGCCGATAACAAACACAGACACGATCTGGATGGCGGCATCGTTCGAGCCGCGCATACCGAAGCTACGGTATTTGAACAGGTCGGTATTGCACGTCTTGTATTGCTTACCTGCACCGGATTCTTTGTTGGTAGGGGGATCCTGGAAGTATGTGGTGGGGGCGAAACAGTTGGGGTCGGTTTGCAGCGATACCTGAGTGAAATTCGCGGTCACCATGGACTTGAAGCCGGCTACGCGGCTACCTTCAGCCCACAGGCCGTTCAGGCCGAAGATGGAGCGAACGGAGCAGTTAAATACGTAGGGGGAGCTGGACCTGGTCGAGTTGATATCCGGCAACGGGAGGATCGATCCGTCTGTGTCACGGATCCTGGTGGCGCCAGGGTACGAGAGTGGGGCGTTGGACCTGCTGTCTCCCCCCACCAACCCAGTCTGGTTCTCTTCTAGATCCTGACCCCGGTTGGCTTTACTATTTGCGATCGGAGCCACGATGGTGGTTTCGGCCGGAATCGGCTCGAGGCCCTCAGATCCCCAGTTGTCGATCTCCCGGAACAGGTTGTTTAGCCGCGAGTAATACGGGGTTTCGGTTCCGCTACCGTTGATCTCGGCCTGAGAGGCGAAGACTACTGACGTGACGGTGTTGTGGCTGCGGGAGTATTGCGGGTTGTCGGTAAAGGTAAGTAGCGAAACATACGTGCCGCCGGTCACTTTCAACATCGCGGTCCGGCTGGTTTGCGGATCGTTCTGGACTGGAGTCAGCTCGGGCACGTACATCGGGTGGAGCCTAACCTTCCTCAGGTCGACACCATCGATCGAGATGCCGCGAGGCACAATTAGGCCACCGGTCTGAGGGTTGACAACAGACAGGTTGTCGTAGTACAGTTCGTCGTTGACACTAAAAGCGCCGTTAACATACTCAAGGGTGACGATCCAGTTCGAGCTGGACGGCGACTGCTTTTCGATCCGGGCGATGTTGCCGACCCCACCGGATTCGCTGTACAGGACGCGGCCGAGGTTTAGAGCGCGTGGTGGCTGGGTTGATACCGGATCACTTACATCGATAGTCAGGTGAGTGACGCGATCACCGGCTTGAACACTACCGATTGTGTATCCGACATTAGTGCGTTGGATGAGTCCGGTATCTTCGGTGATCGATAGGGTCGCTAGGGAACCCGGTGCATTGTCAATATAGTAGTCGCCAGGGGCGAGTTCGATCATCACCCTGTCGTAGCGGTCATTGGATTGCCCGGATCGTCTTGACTCCCGTACCGCCTCGATGATCGCCCGCTCGAGGGTTCGGAAGGGACGGTCAGAGTCGAAGCCCGCGTTACCAGTGGAGTCGTCACCGATACTCAAGTCGACGAAAATAGTGTTGCGGGTCGTCGATAGGGAGCTGGCTACACCAGTGCGGTCGCAACGGGGTACATTGGCTATACTGATTAGTCCGCCGGTCCCATTGGCGTAAAGGGAGACTAGGTTGTTGTAAACTCGGTAACATTTACCGAGAGTGGGGTCGGACTGGGAGGGTTCGAAGCTATAAGTGCCGGGGCTGGCTTCGGGGTAACGGGAGGGGAGAATGGCACCATCCGGACACTCGGTAGCGACCCTATCACCAATGAACTCCCGCCCACCGCAAGACAGAAACGTCCCCAGTACCGGATTGCACTCGGATCCCGGGGCCTCTTCAAATTTCCACTGTCCCGTCGCCGCGTGGTAAAAGAGTTCGAGGTGCGCGTCGCGGATGTTGACGATCCAATCGTCCACTGACCCATTAAGCATCTCGGTGCTGGTGGGATTCTGTCGAATGATTATCGGAAAACGATCAAATGTTCCACTTATATCAACAATAGCAATCCGATCCGAATCGTTAGGAGACTCGGGCAACGTGACAATGATGCTACCGCTGCTGGTGTCAGCAATGACCCTCTCCCAGATAAGGGGGGTGTAGTCCGCTGACTTGATCGATGTGTTGGTGAGGTTTTGGGGATATGTGTTGAGATTACCTACAAACGTGTTGGGGCGGATATCAATATAGCCGGTGCCGACAACTTGACCCGATACCGGGTCAGTGGCTAGAGCGGTCCCGGTACTATTGAGCCGGATTCGGGCCAGGGGGATATGGGCCTGAGTCACACTGGGCAGTGAATTGCCCATCGAAACCGTGAGCGGAGTGCTGCCGTCGTCCAGGACGTACAGGTATGAGACGGAGTTAACGCCCCCCAGGATCTGGACAAGCTGACGCGACCAGGATACCTGGTTACCACCGCGGCCGATAAAGGTGCCGGCCTCGACGGTTACGCCGATGCCACCGGATCCTGCGGGACGGGTAGCGGGCACACCCGGTACCACCACTTCCGAGGTTGTCGCGTCCCAACCAAGTACGATGCCGTCGTGGGCGGAACGGCCCAACGCCGATTCGATATCTACCCGCGGATCGGCAATCTCCCAGTCCTTGATACCATCACGTTGACCGATCTCCCACCCGGCTTCGTCACCGGAGGTAGGGTCGGTGTAGTAGTTGGTGCGGGTGTCGCCGGTGAACTTAGCCCCCTCCTGTACGGAATTAAGGTAAGAACTGGAGACTGCGCGGCCGTTCTGAAATACGATTCTTTCCACAGACGGGATGGGATAATTGCTCTTCTACAAGGCTTTCAACGTGTGAGTGTTAGGGCAGGCGATACCAGATGACGCGGCCTAGCCAGGCGGGGCTGGGGCCGAAGGAACACAACTCGACAAGTACGAGGGCGCCGGTCTCGGCGTAGGTGCTGGGATCTACCCCCTCGCCCCAATCAACATCGTAGTCGAAATACGTGGTAAACGTCTCCAGCGGGGTGCCGACAAACCGCAACAGGATCCGGATCTCGCGATAAAAGCCCGCCGGGATATCGCTGGGGTTGGGGACTGGCACCGGCAAGTTGTCCGGATTGGTGACATCGAGATCGATGTAGTTTCCGGCGAACAAATTGCCGTTGATGGGGTGGTTGACGCATGCGCCACCCAACTCGATTGGGTTTCCGGCAACATCCGCCACCCACACCCGGCCATCCGCCGTATTGGTAATCAATTCCCCATCGGCGCCATCACCGATAAACGGCTCCTCGCCGGGAAGTGATGTAGTGAGTGTTTGTACGGTTGCTTCCACGGGATAAATAGCTTCTACCCTGCTTTCAACCGTTGAAAGCCCTGTAGAAGACTGAATTTACGCCGTGGCAACGTACCTGACCGATTCCTGGTCGACAATATCCGGCCTGGCAGCGGTAGCCTACGGCTCCCCGGATCGGTATCCGGAGGTGGCTAACCAGGTTCGGCGCAAATCGGTCACGGGCTTCCTCGGACCGACACCCCCCAGCGATGTGATCGGCAACCGCCTCGATCGGATCAGTATGGGGGATGCGCTGACGGCCGAGTACGGTCGGGGTCAGGACTTCGCCCGGTTTATAGACGGCCAAGGCCAACCGCTATCTGTGTGGTCCGATAGGATTTACTCGGGGGTGTTGCAGGCCTATAACGAATTCGCGACATACGAGTCATCCCTAACCGATGCGTTTGAATACGTTTTCGATGGGTTGGGGATAACACTCGACACTCAGCGGGTAAAAGACCACCTCGTTGGTTCGGTATCCGACCTCGATCTGTACAGTCAGTTGGCGTCGAGTGTCACCTACAACAAGCTGGATAAGTTGCCGGCCGGGACCCGCATTGATCTCGATGACAGCACCGGTCTCGATAGCGACTCCGCCGGTGTGGGTTTTCCTACCGGGTATCTGACCCCCGCTAACTACTTCAGCGGGGTTGCGTATCCGGGCATGGGGACAGACGGTACCAATCTGCCAGACAGCATTGTTAAGTCGGTTACTGAGGGGTACCAGGGATACGCCACTCTCCAACCGCTCGACGACCTCCTACGGCCCGGAATCGCCGCGCTGATGTCGCTAGCGGATATCCGAGATGTCCGTGGTACGAATCGGGCGATAGCCGGGCTGGGTACGATTGGCACCCTGAAAGATCTGAGCGGTATCGGCTCTATGAGTCCGGCCGACCAGATCATGTACAGCGTAAATCTCTCCGAGATTGTTGTCGGGATGAACGGGTACACAGTGTACGATCCGGCCACCGACTCAAACGGTGATTTTATCGACACCTCCCTGGTGCCGGATTACGCCGCTGATAACGCCGACACCGGTCTGCCCTACTCCCAACGTCCCCGCACTACCACCTTCGATTGATAACTAACTACCATGGCAACTGAGATATTCGGACCGTTACTCCCGTTACAGCTTGATAGCCGAAATGTGAATGAGTTGGTGCGGGCGATTCAGTCCCGGATCCATATCGAGTCGGGCGGTCAGTTGACCGATTTCACACCGGCATCACCCCTAGCGGCCATCAGCGAAGGGCAGGGATTTGCCCAAGCCGAACTGTTGTACTATTTGAATTCGCTGCCGGAGGCCGTCACCATCCAGTGGTTGCGTAGTCTGGGGGTTCAGCGTCGAATCGGGTCCAGGGCGCTTGTCGATGTGACGTTTTTTCGGGTCCCTGGGTACACCCGGCCCGTCACCATCCCCTCCGGCACGAAAGTCTACGCCAACTCCGGTCAAGTATTCGTACTCCTGGATCAGGTGCGGATGACCGAATCGAGTGCGACCGTTACGGCTCAATCGGAGCGGTGGGGCACTGTGTATAATGTGCCGGCCGGGAGTATCGGACGTGTTGAGCGTAACTTTCTCGGGCTCGATCTGGTAACGAATAACGCTCCGGCCGCCGGTGGCACCGATCTCGAGACCGTTGATGGGATGAAGCTGAGGGCGTTTGAGTTGTTTGGTAGGCGTAACTTGACCTCCCGGACTGACTTTGAGGGCGAAGTGTCCGCCATCGCACCCGAGGCAACACTGGTCCGGGTGATGCCATACGAGGAGAGGTTTGGTATTGAATCTCGGGGGGTGTATGTGGTGGCGGGTGGTGACGATGGCAGCCAGCTTAGCGTGCCGACTCAATCCCTACTTCTGACATCACTGCGGGATCGCGTTCCCCTAGATGTCAAGGTGTACTTGTCGGCGCCGACCGTATTGCCGGTAGAGGTGGTCGCTAGCATCCAATGGGACCCGAGGGTGACGACCACCTTCACTGACACCCTCGCTAATCAGATCAAAACCCTGCTGGCCGATCTCATCTACCCATCAGCTATCGGACTAGGTAACAACCTACCCGGCTCGAGCGTACTTAGGGAGTTGCTGGCGCTCGATTTCGTAGTCGACATACCTGTGCTGGATATTAAGCAGATGGCGCTCGATCCGGACATTACCGGGGCGACTGATGGGTATTGCGGGAGGTTCCTAGGAACGGAGGACGAAGTAAATGATACGTGTACGTATGAGTACGAGCAAGTAATTGATAGGGTATCGGCCACCCCCCTCTCGGTACCTGATTCAACATCCGGATTCAGACTTTACAGGGTGATAGTTTCACTCACATCGGTAGTTGACTTCAGCACACTGACCTATACGTACGAGGACCTGTACCGTGTTGTCTAATAGCACGTGGGACCGAGGAGCGGCGAAAAAACTCCTGTCACCTGCCTTTGTTAAAGGGTATGGACGGGTGGTTTATGAGTTCGAGAATCGCCAATCCAGCAAGATATTTTCCCACACCCTAGGGCGTGTTGACTTCCGGACCGGTCTAGACGACAAGTTGACATCGGGCCGTAACGAGCAGATTGAGGCGGTGTACGGGGAGAGGGGTGTGAATGGGTACCGGTATAAATCGGTCTCGCACACCCATATCCGCCCCGTTCTAATCGGTAGTGGGCTAACGGTCCTGGGGCATGGTATTTCAGTCGCCAGTGGCTGGGAAAACTGCGCGATGGCCGGGGCGACATGCGCAAATGGTGAAAGCGACACCCGGTGTGAGGTGGGGAAGTGCCGGATTGGTACGTTGACACGGGTGGCCGGTGACCGTTGGAGGTACGACTCCCTGACGGTGTCGGGCCTGTACTATTTCGTATTCGGCAGGGATAGGGTAACACTACGTAGTGTTACCCGTGGGCGGTTTAGCTTGCCGGCTGGATCCGGTACGGTGAACGTTTCCCGGGTAGCGAGCATCCCCGCCACCATATATCTGCCACCGAACACATACTCGGAGGAGACATTTACGAGGAGGGTAATTACTACCCGCTACGCGGACCTGGTTACGGTTCGTTCACTTACCGATTCGGTTGACGACTTCGTCCGGGCGTTGCTGGGAATGAACCAGGCGACAGTGAAGGTAGAAACGGAGGTCAGGGACCGGTTACTTGATACGTTACAGGGAGTTCTCGACCCGGCCTGGTACGAGTTTGTGTCAGACGAAATCGATGAGTTGTGGGATCAGAGATTTACGGGGATTAATAAGACAAATCGAGATTTCCTAATCACTGCGTATGGGGCGTTAACAACCCTGTATCAATCAGGGATTGAAGTGATGATGTCGGGTATTCGGGGGTCGAAGGTTGCGGTCGATGACAGGATCGGGAGGCCGGTATACGGGAGATTGCCTGGGGTCGAGGGGGCATATAACAATCCCGACGAGCCGGACACCCCGGCAAAGTGGCTGACGTCCGGGTCCGACGATCTGCTGTCCGGGACCAAACACACCTTGGATAATTTCTACCGGACATATCTCGACCCGGATACCTGCTACCCCCTCAACCTGGACTGGCTGGCCCAGCACCTCGGGTTTGTAGGCGGACTATGGAACCTGGAGTGGCCCAATGCCACCAAACGCCTCTTGCTCCGGAACGCCCATGTCAACGCTGTGTCCGGATCGATGTGGACCCAGGACTCCTCACTGGATACGCTGCGCCGTATCGATACGGGACGGATCGAGCGGGTCCAAGTGAACTCGGGCACCGGAGTGGTCACTACTGCGTATAGGTATAGCGGCCGAGTGTACAACACCACAACCGACCTAACCACTATCGGGACCTTTAACAACCTGGTTGTAGATGTGTCTCGTTGGCAGGGAATCTTACCCTCCCGCGGTAGCATGCTGACCTTGCTGTTTATGTTTTGGGCGCTGGGGATAAAAGCCCACACCCCCGGCGAGTTGAGGTACGACTCGGCCACAGGCACTTTTGTTATCCGTAGCGGGCTGCGGGATCGCGAGCTCAGTGCCCCCATCAACGTGCCGTATATCGTAGATGTGTTGAGGGCTGGAACCGACACAGACGCGGAAGTAGCCAATTACCCCAACCAGCTCATCTCCGGTGTCGGTACGTGTCAGGACGAGCTGTCAGCTAATACAACAATCATACGCATGCCCTTTTACTACAACCGGAACGGTCGTAGCTGGGACGCTGCTGTGTCCGTAATGGATAACTACGCCCCCAGTACATCTTTAAACCGTGTACAGTATGCGTATTCGGTGGCCGATTTGCTGGTTGCCGATGATGTGTTCTTTGAACCGGAAGTGGTAGTTAACTAACAACATGCAAAAGAATCCGTTTATCCCTATAGCGTCGATGGCGCAAGCCCAGACCCGGATCATCGAGACTCTAGGTGTCCCATACGCCGACCCATTCAATGAGGAGGGAGTGATAGCAGATGTCAACGACCCCCTTAAGTTGGGCAGGGTCAAGGTGACGACCGACGATCAGATCACATCATCCTGGATACCCGTCTCCGGATCGAATAGCGGGACGCTGAGTGCTAGGTATATCGGTGCTCAGGTACTGGTTGGTAAAAGGCGTGGCCGTTCGGATGATATGTATGTGATCGGGGTAGTCCGGAGCGATCCGGGCGTGGGGGTTAACGGAAACCCGCTGCAACTTCCGGTGATCGATGAGAGCATGGCGGTGTGGAATGGGTCCACCGACCCGGGAATGTCGTGTAACGAGGGTAATCAGGGGCGGGTATACATCCTCAGCAATGAGATGAATCAGGATGTCGTGGTGTGTTTGCGCCGCACCAGTAAGCAGGTAGGGTCGAAACCGGCCTGGGCCTGGAAGTCCATTACCAATGGGTTGTGGGTCGAGAAGGGGGTGAACCCCGGCAACGAGACCACATTGGCGATCGAGCAGGGGCAGAAGAGGAACCCGGGCATCCCGGAGTGCAGTGAGGCGCTAGCCGGTGAAGAACACGAGTTCTCCGAGGATCGGGGGTTCCGCACCATCAAGATGATATGTCAACGGGATGAGAACAAGTCGTGGAGTTGGCGTCCCAGCAGTGCGGTCCCTACGTACTTCCGGACCACAATGCCCAACTGCACTGAGAAACTCCACGGTATGGAGGCTCTACTCGATGATGGTAATAACTCCGAGCTGTTGATATGTCAACGGTATCAAGGTTCGATGAAGTGGGTGAAGCAGGGTCAGCGTCTCCCGCACAAATTTCACACCCAGGATAAACCGCTAAGCCGTGTCGAGTTCACGACCAGCTACAAGCCGGTCAAGGCGCTGGAGGAGGAGGCGGTAGCGGCTACAAATTATGACTGGGTCGCTGGAGATGTGGCCGGGGTAGTTTTCGACACTGTGATTGGGAACATCCCACTCACCGGTACGGACCCCGCCCTACGAGCCCTACTGGAGTCCGCATCGCTGGTTCCGGCAACCGCGTTTGATGGGGCCGATACGCTGCAGCAGGCGGCCCGGGAGGCATTGTCTAGCCGGACTGGAATCCCCGTCGAGACGTTGTTCCAGACGATACGGGACGAGCTCGACGACAACGGCTCACTGACACTGGAGACCGGGACCGTCTTGGCGGGGGTGGGTGCCGCAGCGGACGTATTGGTGAATGGGGTTGTGGCGGGGGATACCGGCGCCGCATTGCTCCAGATCGGGCAAGACACCCTCCGCAATGCGCTACTCACTTTGGAGCCTCGGGCCGCATCGGTAATGACCGGGCTGATGAGTGGGGGTATAGCCGGAGCCATAGATAGTGCGGTGGCGGTTGGGTTGGATGAACTACCCCCCGAAGTAAGCAAGTATGTCGGACCGGCGATCGATATTGCGCAGGGCTTGTTGGCGTCAGCGTACCCCACTTCCCTAGGTACCATCCTTAACTCCGCCTCGGGTGGCGGGTTGCTGGGGGCAATCACCAGCACCATTAATATCGCTGTAGGAAATAATGTGGTGACTCCGGCACTGCTGGAGAACATAGCGACAGGACTAACCACGGGGTCGTTTGGGGAGATACCGAAGCTGTTCGGGTCGTTATCCAATCTCGATGCGGTGTCAAAGTTAGCGCCCGGATTGGGGTCATTGCCGGTCTTAGCCACTACGGCCCTGGGCCTTATTGGTCAGGGCGAATCGATGACAAAACTGCTAGGGGCTGGCGGTCTGGGTATCGACCAGCTCAGCGAACTTGTCGGTGGTGATTTTAATGCCGCCGCGACCATTATTAGTGGGGTTGAGGGACTGAAAGGGGTATTTGGATCGGGGTCCCCTTCGGCTTCTGATTGCCCTTGCGGACCCAAGTGCCGCAAAGTCTCTCACGGGGAAGATAGTGATGGAAATAACATCCTTGAGAAGTGTGGAGCGTTGACGGCCAATAACTCCAACGCGTATAGTCCGGGCGGAGCCCCAGTACCTAACAATACGGGCCCGGTAGCACAGGCCCAAGGGCTCACCAATACGCTGGTGGGGTCGAACCTGATCCCGTCGAATCGGACCGACCTGACCAAGATGGTTGAGCAGGTCAGCCGGGTGAAGGATATGGCTGAGCGGTTCAACGCCTCGAGGTTCGCGGACCTCCCCGAGCATATGGCCGAAATGGCATATACCTTCGAGGCCGTTGAGAAGTCGTTTAAGACCGCCGACAACAACATCACAGGGGTGGAGTCGGTAGAGCGAAAACTGATTGACTCGATGTACAATCTGCTCACGAACATTGTGTACAAGAAGGGGGGCGGGGTTCTCCCAGATATTATCAACGATGCTCGGGAGAACGCTCAGGCCATCCGAGACCTGTACAAGTTTGTGAAAAAGCTGGATCAGGTTAAGAGGGGGGGTAGTGCGGGGGTCAGGTTGACTCGGAATCTGGCTGACTCGTTTGGTAATATACCCGGCTTGGCGGCTCTGGGTAAAAAGAATCGCACCGAAGCCCTGAAGATCTTGAGGGGGGGAATTACTCCGGCGGACCGGGAATGGCGCAGCCTGACACCAGGTGTCGACTTCGGCTCGGTGCTGGGAACCTACGGGCCGGCTATCCCCGCCCCCTATCCCTCCGAACGCACACTGTTCGACCGGGACCGGATCCTGGCAATCAGCGCTGAGTCGAAACTGGGCGAGACATCACCCCAGCCCCGGCAACTCCTGGATTCGGTGCTGTCGCCCAGCCAGATTAAAAGATTGAAGGGGACGGGTGTGGGTGAATCTTTGGGGTCTAATATCCTTAATGGAGCTGTGCCCCCCTCCGTACCAGGTGCCGTGGACCCCCTCTCCTCCGCACCGGGTGAAAGCTCGATATACGACGCCATTACGGCTCGAGAGGGAAAGACGGCTTGTGAATAAGGTCCAACTGGTTCATGAAAGACAGCTCGTTGCCGAAATGAGTTTGAAGGTTGAGGACTTGAATCCTGACCAGAGGAAGGAGTTACTCCGTTTGAGGTGTCGGACCGAATTTCTTATCTACTCAAAGTTTATTACTCGGGAAGTGCCTGGAAGTGGGGTATTTCAACCTTACGACGTCCACAGGTTGATTTGCGACTGGGCACAGAAGGTTAGTGACGGGGATATCGACTATCAACGTACCGCCATCTCTCTTCCTCCACGTACTGGAAAATCCTTACTGATATCCAGACTGCTACCAAGCTTCGCTTTCGGCAGATCTCCCACTTCTCAGCACATTTTGGCTAGTTACGCTCTCAAACTAACCACCGAAAACTCCCGCTCGATCCTGGAATTTGTAACCTCGGAAGCGTTTCAGTGGTTGTTTCCGGAGTTTACAATCAAAAGGGCTGACTGCAATCTGAAGGTAATTAGGAGTCAGCAGGGGGGGATTATCATGAGTGCTTCGGCTGGCAGTGGAGTAACGGGTTTCGGTTTTGGTTCTATCAGCAACGACGATATGCCCGGACTAGGTATCCTAGATGACGTTATCCAGGACGGTACTAGTCCTCAGGTTCTAGAGAGTACTTGGGGCTGGGTAAGTCAGCAGTTTGGCACTCGTATGTTGCCCAACTACGCGCTGATGTCAGTTGGTACGAGATTTCATGTCCATGACACTACAGGAAGACTGATCGAGTCTGATCCGGATCGGTGGAGGGTTCTGAATGTTCCGGCCCTTTGCATTAATGAGGAAAACGATCCCATGGGTAGGAAGCTAGATGAGTCCCATTGGCCAGAATTCTTTCCGTCATCAGTACTAGAGTCTATTAAGAAGCAAGATCAAAAGACCTTTAACGTCCTGTACCAGGGGCAGCCCAGGGGTGAAGACGGATCGATCTACAAGCTGCACTGGTTCGAGCAGCATGAGAAAAATAGGGAGTCGTATGAGTTTGTGTACGCCACAGCCGATACAGCCCTTAAAAAGGGAGAGCAGAACGACTCATCGGTTATTTGTATCTTTGGGGTTGTTCGAAAGACCCGAAAACTCCACCTGATCCACGTGTTTAAGGAAAAAATGGAGTTCCCGGACCTTCTGAAGATGATGCCCATGCTTATGAAAAGTTGGAAAGTCCGTTCTCTCTACATTGAAGCTCGAGCGTCGGGCCTTCCACTCATACAAATGCTCCGGAAAGAGATTCAAATCCCTGTCAAGGAGATCATCCCCAGCAAGGATAAGGTTTTGAGGGCAAACGAGGTTGCTCCTATAGCTGAGGATGGACGAGTCTCAGTTTACGCCGGAATCCCTGGCTTGGCAGAGCTTATGTCCGAACTATGCTCTTTCCCTTATGTTAAGGGGGATGACTTTGTAGATTCTTTCTGCAGCGGTTTGAAGATATATAGGGATGAGATTATGGGTTCGGCCAAGGCTGCTCACGGCGGTAGTCGTATCCACTTGCCAATGGCAAACCATCGAGGGGGGCAGCAACGGATTACGGGGAGACTGGAGCGCGGATCGATACGGACAAACTACTTGTAACGGAAATTTGTGCTATAGTACGTACGTACTCGTAACTAGCGGGAGGAACTATGAGCGAATTTAAGTACAGAGTGGTTTTATTCGGTCAGCCGGGCTGCCCGGCGTGCGATGCCATGGCCCCCATCTGGGCGAAGGTGGCAGGTGAAGTGGCGGAGGAGTATCCCGAGCTCCAGGTGGGCTGGGGAGAAATGGACGTCCAGGAGGATGGTTGGGAATTCCTGGAGTCGTTAGTGCCCGGCCAGTCCGGTAACGGCACCCCGGAGATAGCCATCTTCGACGATGAGTGCGAGCTGGTCGCCTTCAACGGTGATGGGATCATGCCCGCCTCACAACTCAAGGACTTTGTAATCAAATCATGCAAAAACTAACATGCGACCTATAGAGCTCGAACCGTTAAAGGGTGTCCCCAGGTCGGAGTACGAACGGACCCGGGACAAACACATCCGGGAGAATATGTGGAAAGCGGGCAACACGGCCCGCAAGGTGTCGCAGTTTAGCGGGTTGCCGTATGACGACCTGAGGTCTGTGGCTCTCGAGGCGATGGTTAAGCTTTACGACAAATGGGACCCGGGTAAGGCGAACTTCAGTACGTGGCTGAATCGCTCACTCACCTTCCAGGTACTTAACTACTTGCGTGATCACTCTCGGATGATCCGGATCCCCCGAACATACGCCGACTGCTACATGAAGATCCGGAAGTACATCGGATCCGACCCCAACATATCGAATCAGGAGCTCTCGAGGCTAACGGACATCCACGTCTCGTTGATCTCTGAGACCCGGTCCGCTTACCAGACCACTTTCCTAGAGATCAACGAAGACACGGAAATGCCCGTGGATGCAATCGACATCAATGATGATAGCTTGGGGAAGATGTTAGATGACTATGGGGATGTTACGGAAAACTTGATGTCGTTGTCCCAACCCGACCTGGAGTTTTTAACCGACACGTATGTGGATAAGCGGGCAAATTCTACGTTGTTTCGGAAGTACCCTGGTATTAACTCTTCGGATAAGATTCGGGAACGTACTAGCGAGTTGATGGAGCGGGTATTGGGAGGGTCGGAGTGTCGGCAAGAAGGTACGTAGAGGTAGCGGGCACCCAGTACAACAAGAAGGGGTTTGGGGCGAGATGGTCGGCGATAGTATCGGGGTATGAGATTGGTTTGACCGTGTCACCCGACGACTCATCGTTCGTGTCGGATGTCCTGCGGCGGATTTTGCGATTCGCCCGGATCATGGATCGTGGTCAGGTGCAGTTCCGGGTCGTGCAGAGGTCGTTTAACGGGAAGCGAGTCAAAGGGATTGCGCTTGTAACTCCGAACTCCGGGCATGAGGTGTGGGTGGGGAAGCAGGTAGTCGTCCGAGCGATGTTCCCCAACACCAACACACCCGATCAGGGGAAAGTTAATCGTCGGGACGTGTTGAGGTCGCTACGGGATATTGTCGAGCCGCAGATCCGAGAATACCGGAGGCGGTTTGCGGGCAAATCGGTCATAAAGTCGTCGTTGACTGGCCGCCCCATCCTGGGGCCGTACCACGTCGATCATGTGTATCCGTTTATACGGTTGGTGGAGGAGTGGTGTAGGGAGAACGGGTTGGATCTGGAAACCATAGCAGTGAGGTGTCGGGGGACCGTGTGTCGGCTGGAGTCGGTCGAAATGGCCGAATCGTGGTTCGATTACCATGCCCTGCACGCGGAGTTCCAGGTCCTGGATGCGGCGGAAAATACTTCAAAGGGGGCTCGCTATGTCGGGCGAAGCGCTGAACAGCCGGTCGAAGATTCTTGATGCTTCGGTGGCCAGGATCTCTCCGATCTCGGGGGAGTCCTTCAGTACACGGTTGAGCCAGGGCTGATCGGACTGGGCGGATTCGGAATAACCCGACAGCATTGAGTACACCGGGCGTTGTTGCAAACCCACCACAGAGGCGGTGTCTCGTCCCCCATACCTCTCCTGCAGGTACTTGATGACCGGGGAGTCGGGACCCTGACGTTCCAACTCAACCTCGAGGTTTTTCAGCGAACTCTGTAGGGCGGTGTACAGCCGTTCTCCGGTGTTGTCGCTTGACACCACCACGGACATGGCCTCGACCGAGCGGACATATTGTCCGATGTTGTGCGTGATCTCGCGGGTGTATCCCTCGGCTACGGTCCGGAGAAATTCCACCCTGACCGATTCGGACAGTTGTGCCACCGCTTCGCGTTTGGCGACACTCCGTACCGAGTCCTCGATGACGTCGCGCATGAACATGCCGAGGATGGACTTGATGAGGAGCATGGTGGGTTAGGGGTTAACCCGTTGACATTCCAGATCGTTAAAGATCTCCCGGGCATAGGCTTCTCTCTTCCCTCGGTCTTGCAGAGTATTTGGTACGTTGTTTATAATAGCCCTCTCAAATTTGGTACCGAATAGAAAAGCAGCTTGGGACGGATCTGAGGAACTATTTAACAGCTTTACTGTTTCTGGGCCAGCAAAGTCACCACCTTGGAGCTCTTTAACGAACCATTGCATTTGTACGTCAAAATTTGTAAACGATTTTCCTTGACCAGAGGCAAATTTTTCTAGTGAAGCTCTTCTACCCTTACACCATTGCAAAATACCTATACACCCTGCACTATTAGGAATGGAGGGATCTAATCTAACAGTGGATTCAGCCAGCGCATTGCCGACAACCCCAGCGTATCCCGCCTTTGTATTGATACCGCCCTGCCTTGCCGCATTGATGATTGCGTTGACCCGGTCGCGGGGGTACTTGGACCCAGTGTATTGGCAATTAGCCGCGGGATAGCTGCTTGTTACCGACGGGTCGGCCTGGTCCTGGCCCGCCCTCAGGTAGTTCTGAAACTGCTGAGCATCTGCACAGAACACTTCGCAGGACGTTTTTCCATCCGTCAGCAACCAGCACAAGTCGCCAGCCGATCGGATGTATCCGTAATAGTCCTTAGTCTCCTTGAAGTCTCCGGATTTCTGAAACGCTGCCATATACTCCTCAAACGTCGGCGTATTCACCCGCGATGTGATGTTACCCCAGTCGGTGATACCGGATACCGTTACTCGAAGGTCACCTTGTCCCCACTGGTAGTTCGCCCCATTCACGAACCACCGCGAGAACCGCCCAGCGATCCATACTCCCGGATCGATACTGGCCGGTCGGCCCTGCTCAACCCACTCATCGTACTTGGTGACAAACGACAGGATGGTGCGGCCCGGGATGATCCGAAGGGCACGGGGAATCCCCCGAAACGATGTGCTGATGTTGGCGCCGAGTGAGGTGGGGGCGGTCTGGACGCCCGTACCAACCTTCGATCCCGTACCGACCTGGGTTCCGGTGGTTACACCAGAAGTAGATCCTGAGGCCAAGTGGGCTAAACGTATCTTACCGCCTGGTGTATCTATGTCAACAAAGTTTCCAAATCCCCCTTCACACCCCCTGTCACCCTCTTTACATTTATCTGATTTACCTATTACTGCCCCATTGAGCAGCTCGATTGGTTGATTATTAATACTTCCCCCCATATCAACACCCTCGTGTGCACTACGGCGAAAAGACTCTTTTGCTCCAAACGTCGACGTAGTTGTCCAAGAAGAGGGGGATTTACCACCAATAGATATAATACCGTCAAGATCTTTGGCTGTTATTGGCCCCGGGGGAATACGCTCAGCGTGTAGATGTGGTGCACCACTGCGACCAGTATTACCAACTCGGCCTATAGTTGTACCCGGACCAGATCCGGCAGGTAGAGAGGGCTGTTTAGGGCCACTAGGAGTATCGGCCGTGCTCTCCAGCCCTATATTCTTCTTCTCCTCATCGGTGAGTTTTTCCACCGGTATGGCGTACTTCCACACCAACCCCGGGGTGATCGTTACCTCACGTCCCCTCGAGCCATTCCCCCCCACATAAAACCGAACGAACTCTGGCTTCTCGCTGGTCGCCGTCCCGATCACTTCACCGATCTTGACCTTCGAGTACGCCTTCAGCCCCTCAGCAACAGTGGTCAGATTGACTGACTCCTGCATGATGGCGGTATTCCAGCACACCTTGGGGTCGGCACGATTACAGTACCGGAGAAAATAGTTGGTGGCGATGACAACACGTCCCGCCTCGTTGGGGGGAGTGATAACCGTACCGTCCAACAACGCCTTGGGGGCATCGCCACCACTAATAATTCCGTACAGGTTGATGTTCTGCTCTCGACGGGTTGTAACATTCGCCACTGACTCGCGCCAAATATACCCGCTGGTGCTCAGTTTATTCGAGTAACGGTTGTTGTATTTGGCGAACTGCTCCGACCCGAACACCTCCACCTTATTGGCGTTGCGGAGCTTCTCTTCGCGTTCTTTAGCCCGAATCGAGAACAGTGTGTAGTTCTCCCCATCCCGTAACGGCACATCGGAGTAGTTGTATCCCAACCCCCTTTCTGTGCTGAACTCGGCGTTCAGGTTCCAGATATTCGGGTCGACGTTTCCGGTAATCGTGTAGTTCTCGTATAGGCCTTTGCCAAGATAGAAGACCGAGCAGCCCTGATTCAGGTTGGCCCGGGTGCACAGAGATATTTTCTTGGCGTATTCGCGGGTCGGCAAAGACTGCATCGTGCCACCCACACTATCCAGGTACTTTTTCAACACCTCCGCCGCCGTGACGTTCTTTTCCTTAAACGACTTGGGCATCAAGTACCGCTTGGTTTCTTTGTTCTCCGGATCGGTGCAGAACGACACCTCGTAGTCGTATTCGTTAACTATCTCGGTAAGGTTCTCCTCGAGGGTTTTGTTCTCCTCGAGTTGGTAGTTGATCAGATTCTGGTTGAAGACAACCGTCTGCGGATTGACCCCCTGCAATGAGACCTGCGGGTAGGTACCCCCGTGCTGGATCGTAAAGTTCTGTAGCCGGAAGTACGTGTCCAGCCCGAACTTCGTCCCATTCACATCATAGTAAAACGATATTAGTATATGGGCGAAGTCGCCGAATCCCCCCTTACGCGTCAGCGGGTCATCGATCTCCGGATATTCGCGACACTTGCCCGATGCCTCGTTCTCCCCCTCACCACACGGCGGCAGCATGATGCTGTTCCATGCCGCTTGGGTAGAGTTAGTGTAGGCAGCGGCCGAATCGAACAAAGCGGCCCAGGCTATTCCTGTCATATAGGGGTCGGACAGCGTGACATTGGCTGTAGACCCGGTCAACGCGTTAACGTACTGGCCGGCTTCGGTGTTACCGTCCATGTTGAGGGTGATGTTATTGGCATCCCACTTCAGGTTGACGCTGACACTCGCTACCTGCCTCTCACTAAACACGATCAGTCGATCGCTGGCATACGGCCTATACCCTACAACACACCGACACCGGTATAGTCCATTCACAACACTGAGAGCTCCGGTATGGGGGTATTATACCACTTCGATCACATTGAACGTGATGGTGTTGGGGGTAGCGTCTAGATCGACACCGCCACCCGCCGTACCACCATCATCCTTGACTTGGAACGTGAACGAAGCGTACGCGGCACCGAAACCACCAAGGGCCGGGGTATACTCTAGCAGGCCGATGTCAGCCACAGGGACGAAGTCGGCAGCGGTAACGGCGATACCGTCAAGCTCCAGGGTTCCGAGTGCGGGCAGGGTTGCGATCTTGACGGAGAAGAACTCGTCGGCAGGGTTGTCGAGCGGGTCGGTGAATCCGAAGTCAACCGCGGAGAACGCGTACACCTCGTCCTCATCAATGGTGATGGTCTTGTTGGTGCCGGCCGGCGCGTTGTTAACCGATGCCACGTTGTCGAATATGGAGTCGAGGGTGACGCTGAGGTTGTAGACGGCCACCATAAAGTTAAAGTCGCCATCCCCCTCCATGCCCACATACCGGGTGACATTGACTAGCTGAGCGTTGAGGTCGTTGACGTAGGGATCGGTGGGCACATCGACGTTATTGACCAACGCGTCGATTACCAGCTCGAGGACACCATAGGCGAATTGTTTGGCCGAGAAACCCATGCTAGGGCCGCAGGCTACGAATTTATTCCGGAGGGCGGTGCGGTGGGATGGGGTGTTAGCGCCAGACGACCAGCCGACAAGCAGATCGTCGGCTAGGACGGTGGCAAACCAGGACTGAAGCTCCAGCTTATAGCTGTACTCGATACCGATTAGGCGTTTTAGGGTGGCTACTGACATGACGGATGTGGGGAATCGACCCCGGAAACAATGATTCTCATATAGCTTTCAACGAGATCTGAGGCTACGCCACACGGACTTTCAGAACGCTTAATGTCCTATATAATCCACCTACCGGGACGGCCGGGGTGGCGGCAGCGGCCGCGGAGTCATCGGCGAAGTTCCGCAAGCCCGTGAAGTCGATACGGCCAAATGGGATGGGCCCCGTGCCATTCACGGTCTTGGCCGTGCCGTCCGCTCCGACGTAGTAAAGTTCCTCGTGGACTTCGTTCAGGAATAGCTCGCCGCGTTTGGCCGCTGCCGCGTCATTATCGTACAGGTCCTGGACGTATTGCTGGCGGCGGAGGGTATTGGCGGTGTACCGGACTCCCCAGCGGGGACGGGGCGGGATGGTCATAACGGATTGATAACGTCTCTATCTGGCTTTCAACGACACCGGATCAAGGGGGGTGGTATAATAAGCGGAGTTGACAACGGGTCCATGGAATCGATCATTGTGCTTGGAGCCGATCGGGTTGGGAAAACTACCGCTGTGGGAAATAGCCTCCGGTATCTCGAGGAGACTGGCCTCACTGTGACCGTGTGCCATTTCGGCGGGGTAAGCCCCAAACATCACAGCCCTGTCCAGCAGTTCGTTGATACGTTGTCCGGGATTGATAACATGGTCGACTATCTCCTCATCGATCGGTTCGTGTCCGACACACTGTTCTATGAGCCGTACCGGTACCAGCTACCACCCATCCCGGACTATGTCGCCACTGAACCCGAGTCGATGCTGCTGGAGATGTCTAGTGGGGTTCGGGTTGTCCTCATCGAACACGAGTGGGATATAGCGATCCGGACCAGGCACGAGCAGGAGATTCGGTCGCTGTGGCCCGGTTGTACGGATTTCTGGGTCCGTAGTCAGCTAGAGAAACGGCGTCTCGAGCACATCGCGTACTACGAGCACACGAACCGGTATCTGGCATCAACGACCCTCATCCACCGCGTAAATATCTATCGGTTGCCGGGTCATCTCGCCGGTAACACTCCGAGTCTGGAGATGGCCGGTGGTTTTTCATTCTTCGGGGGTTGAAAGCTATGTAGGGGTGAGGACAACTCTTTGCCAAAAAGTTTAACCGAAACCCGGCCGGTCAGTGTTGCACGTCCGGCTTTTTTGTAACTACCCGCACTTACATGACCAAAGCACGGACTCGCAAGGACAAGGCGACAGGTTTCGACGAGATTGCTTATGGGTTGCCGCCGACACGCGGAGATGAAGTACGAACTATTAACCCGATGAATGAGAGTCAGCGGGAGGCATTAGACCACTTAAGGAATAAGACGCTGACGATCTTGACCGGACCCCCCGGTACCGCCAAGACCCTGCTGTCGGTATTCATCGCGTGCGAAAAGTTACAGAAGCGGCAGATCGACAAAATCTACTACATCAAGCCGATTGTTGATACGCCGGGTGAAAAGGGGATCGGATTCTTGCCCGGCTCCGAGATGGATAAACTCGAGCCACACGTAGCGTCCCTACGTGATGCGTTGAGTGTGTTTATGGTCAAGGGTAAGGCCGAGTATATGGTCGATAAAAAGATCATTGAGTTCCTGCCCATCGAACACCTGAGGGGGCGCTCGCTCCACCGGTGCATGATCATCGCGGACGAGATGCAGAATGCCACTAGCCACTCCGTGCTGACGATCCTCTCCCGGCTTGGCGACCACAGCACGATCGCCCTGCTCGGCGATGTGATCCAGCGGGACTTGGCTAACCGGTTTGGGCGGGACGGCTTGTCCGATGCCGCCACCCGGTTGTCTCACCTTGACGGCTTCGTGGGCCATGTCGAGTTCGGTATGGACGACATCGTCCGGTCGGAGTTCGTCCGAGAGGTGATTAAATCGTATCGGGATCTGTACGAGGGGCGGGGCTAGATCCGCTCCGGCCCTGCAGCGTAGACTGAATTCCAGACGGCATGAAAAGGCCCGCCACGAACATCCACCGGTCGACGCAGTGGTTGACCTCGTACGGGCCTCGTGTCCAGTTGGGAATCTCGCACATGGACAGGAACGCCAAACAGAAGATAATTTCCCCCACCAGGAACGCCGTGCTCTCGGTCGCTTTTAGCAATTTTTGTGTCATAGCAATTACTCAACCCTCTACCCCGCTTTCAACGTTGAAAGCACTATAGATAGTCTACCAAAATGGCAACCAGAATCAGCGGAGAGGCTGGCCTTTCTAGTTTAGCCCAGGAAACTTTGATCCGGGATCTTAGGAAAAAAGCTGGCAAGAGGGAAGGCGTAAATGATTATATCGGCCTCAAGAGGTCTTCAGCCTTGTCTGATGTTGAGGACCCCGGAGCGTCCCTGAATAACATACTGGATAAGATTAGCTTACTTGACTCGGCGGAAAGGAACCTATACCGCGGACCGTTTAATGCGTTGGATTGGGACGTTACAAGGGAATTTATTAATGACGGCATTGATAGAACCTTTTTAAAAAGGCTATCCGGTACCAGTATAGCTGGTGGGAGTCTGGGTAGTACGGTAACGACTACTCCGAGAATCCGCATCCAGGACAGGGTAAGCTTACTGAATTCGTTTTATGGGGAGGGGAGTTTTCCCGGGCTTCATAGCGGCCCAGATGCACAGTTTTATAGGGGCCCTGGGCCTCAACATATCGGATATATCAAGTTTACGTTTGACTCCCTGACCGGGGTGGCTACCGTCACCGAGCTTAAAGGTGTCGATGGGTCGACCAATCTATCCGGATCTGCAATTCTTTCCGGGAGGACCTCTGTGGTTCTAGACCTCCTCGAGTATGAAATTTCCGGCTCAGATCCCCTCTCCCTTAGCGGCCTAGGGCTGTCTTTAAGACTTGACTCCCCAACTACCTGGACAGTTGAGGGAACCGGGAGTATTCCGTCCCTGCAAAGTATTGAGGATATTGTGGGATCGGGTGTATTCGGCCAATTGCGGTTTAAACTTGTACGCCCCTACTCCGTAATTAATCTGCCTCTGTGGTATTCTGAGTCCCCCGGAGACTCAAGTACTTCGGTACCTGGAAGTGCTGATGACAACGACCCCGTTACTACCAGCAAAGTGCTGCAGTCGGTTAATGGCGACATTGTCCCCCGAAAACAGAAAGGGTACTGGTTTAGTCGAGCGTATGTACCGACCAGATGGACGCCAAGGGAAAGGAGTCTTATCGGGGAAAATAACGTCACTCAAGACTCCAATATGAGGTGGCAAACTCCTCCCCCTCAACTAGGGGGGCAGATCTACAATTGGGGTATCCGGTGGGATGGTTATTTAAA